CTTTGTTCTCTGGAGACCAGTAAGTGCGAAGCTTGTCTGCCTCTTGGTGCCAGTCTGACTGCAACTCTTCAACGTGTACTGCAAAGCTACCGTCATCTAGCTCACGGTGTGAGCTTCGCAAATGAATCATTGGATTCTCAACGCCTTCCCAATGATCATGAGCGTATGCCATTGGATTTTTAGTAGAACCACGACCCGGCAAGGTAATTACGTCTTCTTTGTAAGTACCAAGATCAAGTCCTGGGTCAGTAACGCCAGCATGCTTGGTAGTATCTGTGCCTTCAATTCGACGCTGATTAATAGCCTGAAGCGCCTCATCCATATTTCTTGGCACTCTGCCGCGGCCAATGGCTGGATCAGCTGCTTCATCAGGAATCATTAGACCCCTTCTGTCGTTACCAGTGTGTTCATAGGTTCTTAGATATTGACGATCAGCTGTAGGCTCTACTTGATAGCGTCTGCCGCTAGCAGGATCAGTAAAGTCTAGGCCCATTGTGGGATTCTCAAATGCTGCTTCATGGTAACCACGAGCCATAGCAAAATCCTCAATGCCGAATTGGCCGCCAGGCTGTCCTTCTTCAGGCAACTGTGATGAATGCATTTCTTTAAACTTTGATGCAAGATAATTTGCTTTAGATGGAGTGCCGCCACGGCTAACAACCCAGTCTTGATAATCTTGCAATGCCGGCATCAGAACATCTGGATCGTCACTTCTTAATGCGTCTTTTGTTTTAAAAGAGTTATAACCAGATAGCTTATCTATGCCGCCAAAGCCAGTCTCAAACTGAGCTTGCAGTGGTGGTAGTGACTCAAGAGGTGGATATGTCTCTGTCTGGTAGCGAGTCACGCCAATAGGCTCACGAGCTTGGTCCAGGTACTCAGCTATGTCGCGTTGCGTTACAGAGCCACCTTGCTCAGCCAGCCAGCGATCGAGGCCGGTATCTTGGATCTCAGCACGCTTAACGCCTGCATTCATGCCCATGAGTGCATTCTCGATCTGATTAGCCTGCATCTTATTCTGACGCATGTTCATCACAGCTTCGTCTAGCTTAGAGACTGTACCTGTAACTGGATCAACTGGCGCTTGTTTAGCACCACCTGCTATAAGCTCCCAGAGAGAATCGAAACGTGCCATGGCTTATTCCAAATAATAATTACTGGAATTATGCCACCCCTTTCATGCTGCGTCTAATGGGTTCAGCCCATGAGTTAGAGATAGGTGAGTAGCCCACAGCAAAGTATCTGAATGCGTCTGCGCCGTGTGATGCCCAGTCGTGCTTAGGCCGGCCATTCCAAGACTTGTTGTTCTCGTTGTACTCACGGTGATACTGACGTAAGCAATCGATACCACGCTCTACCTTCTCAGCATCAAACCAACACCGTGGAATGATCGATCGTGAGGCCTGTATGCCGTCGTCTACGCCGAGTTTAGGTGCAATGGTGATAGGACGTATGCCCAGGTTGTCGAGCGTCTCTATCCGGCTTTTACCAGAGCCTAGTTCTTTAACCTGTACGTCGTGCGGCAGTATGTGTTCGGAATAGATGTATCCCTTTTCCTGCAGTACTCGTGCGTAATGATCGAGTCCAACACCGTTGTTTTCGTAGAAGTCAATGACGCGTATCTCTGCGCCGGCCACTTGGAAGAACCAGATAGACGTTGAGTCTCCAATACCAAGGTCCCAACTTGTGATAACACCCAGACTAGGCTCATAAGGCACAAAGCCAATACGGCCAGAAGACTTAGCATCTCGCATCTCAATCGCATAGTACGCACCCTCATTATGCGTCAGATAGTCACCCAGCCAGATGTGATCATAGGCTTCAGGGCGCTTCTCTTGGTCTAGCAGGCGCTCTTGATCCAGAACGTCAGGGAACCATGGGTTGTCCATGTAGTTCATCTCGACGATCTTGGCGGTTTCAGGCGGGTCCTGGCGGAATCGCTTGTGAGTCGCAGATTCTTTTGACTCAGGGTTCCAGGTCACCCAGATCTCAGACTCATGCTCACGCACCGTAGGTATGAGCTTGGACCAGGCGGTGTCAGAGACTGTCTCAGCCTCATCGACCCAGGCTAGCAAGATACGGGCCTTAGACTTGATTGAGTCCAGGTTGCGACGTAAGCCTGCGAACACATACGAGATGCGCCCATCCTTACTACGAATATACTTCTCCCCCACTTCGTAGTAGTCAGCCAGCCAGTCAACCTCGCTGATCGCAGCCTTGATCTCTTCGAGTGACGAATCATCCAGAGAGTTCATAAACTCACGACCACAGAGTATCTGACCGGTCTTACCTTCCATCCCCCACTGGTAGCCACGAACTGCAGTCATTAGCGCAAACGTGCGCGTCTTGCCTGATCCACGGCCACCATAGGCGCCACGGTAACGTGTCTTACCCTCGAATACAGGGACGAGCTTATTCGGTATCTTCAGCTGAGCTTTCATTGGTGACCCCAACCAACTCGATAACAGTAGGCTTCATAGAGCCGTCTGAGCTTGTAACGTCTTGTGCGACCTTATCTGAGTAGTCGTGCTTCGTTAGTACCAGCTTAGTGATAGCGGTGTTGAACTCACCTGTTAAGCCGTTATTCAGCAGCGTGAACTCTTGCTCAGTATTGAGTTCCGCTAATATGTGTAAAAAGTCATCATTATTGTCAGCCCAGTTATAGAGAGTTTTCTTTGATATACCTATAACTTTAGCTAATCCTACAGCTGATGGCATTACATGACCTAGTGTCATCCAGTCGCCAGCAATGTAGTTCTCAGCCTGCTTAATGATCTCTTCAGTAAGTTTTGTTGGTCTGCCCATTTTGGGGCTATCTGCTTGTGCCATGGTTAGCGTCCAAACGTAATGATAGCCCCTAGTTTACCATGTTACTTGACGTTGTAGTAGTAAGGACGTGATTCAGTGTTACCACCGAAGATATCCTGCATCATGCCGTTGTGATCAAAGTCGCCAGTGGTGTTAGCTGAAGCTGAGAAGTTCATGCCGAAAGTAGCGACGCCACGGCCAGTAGCATTGGCAGTAGATTTAGACTCAACAGAGCCGTTGTGGTTTGCAGCGCTTGAAGCGTCATCGATGAATGCGAATGACTGAGTTGATGCCAAGATTGCTGCGATAGCGATTACGTTTTTCATGTGTATATCCCTCTTTGTGTATACATTGTAGATACGCATAGTATATTAGAAAACTCTAATACATGCAAATAAAAAGAACCCAGGTCACTGGTAACTGCTAAACAACCAGGCCGGGGCTAAATCCACTTAGGAGCGTGGAGAGGTATCAGAGGACGTCTGATTTGGTTAGCAACCCTCGAATGAGTCCTCGAAGTACAGCTCAGACCAGTTGTTGGCCAGCATGTCTTCAGACCATTCCATAGCTTTATGGAGATAGATTGCAGATAGGATACGACCAAACTCACAAGGATCTACGATAGCCATATCGTGATCTTCTTTCTTCAGGTCGCAGATAGCGTCAGACATAACGTCATCAGCAAAGTGATCTTCGTAAGTAAGGCGGTGGATCGCTAGATCACGCAAGTCAGCATCGTACTCACTTGAATCAACATAGCTATTCCAGGCATTCTCTGCGCGTTCTTCGTTGTAGTGGTTACTCATCATTCCACCTCAAATCGGTTTGCAACTACAGAAATGTATGTGCGTAGTGACTCGGCATCATCGCCAAGCTGCTCATACATCCTAAGTATACTATGTAATGACATCTCTGCATCGAGTAAATCGTTGACTGACATGTCGATGCCATAGACTTTCAATAAAACTTTTTTGGTTTCAGTTTCCATTATGCACTCCAATCGCTGTAAACATGCAGGCAGCCTGCGTTCTGCCACTCACACCAACACTTGTGCTTATCAAGGATAGCGGCCAACTTGTCATTGACCTGGTGTGCGTTATCAAAGATACGGTAGCCTTCATAATAGTCAGCCCACATATCGTCGTAGTTCTCTTCAGCTGACAAGACGTAGTAGTCCTGCTCATCGTGATCGTAAACAGGTGCGCCGATCTTTTTCATGGCGTTGAATGCGTGACGTAGATTGCGTTTCATAGTTGTGACCTCTATGTTTTGTGCTTCGATGGGTTAACTATACACCATGTGCTGACAGCGTCAACACTTATTTATGCAATTTCTGCTAATTTATTTTCTATCGATGCCAGGCGATTGATAGCTATCTTGTATCGCTTCTGATCTGCCCACGGGATGCGTTTGCCGGCCTCTTGCCAAGAAGAGTAGATCCGTAGGAATAGCTCGTCGGACGCTTTTTCTTCCAGCAGCTTCTGTTTGCGCCAGGCACTCCGATCAGGTAGTTCACTTTCCTCGCCAAACAACACGGCAACTGGAAGGCCAACAACTCCAACAACATCCACGCCTATTGCACCACACGCAAAACAATAACAAAGTACCTTACCATCTCGTTCCTCTTTAATACTCATGGACGGGTTCTTATCACCGTGTACCGGACAGCAAGCCGTCCACTTGCGATTGCCGGTAGATTTAACCTTGTCTAGCTTAGCTAACAGCTCTTCAACCATTCTTCTTGCTCCGTGCCCACTTGATGCGTGAGTGTGTTATCCAGTTGAGTGTGTCCTGGTGTGGCTTCTCAGCCTCTACAGGGTTGATCTTGTTTGGCCATACACCAAAGCGCTCTCGGTATTTGTTCATAGCCCAGCCGAGCTTGTAGCCTTTCTCGCGACCAATCTGGACCAGATCACCATAGAACCGAGACTTAGCCTCTGGTGATGTATTGCGGTTAGCTTTCTTGGCGTCTTTGATCTCTTCAAGGATAGAGTCGTCTGACTCCATCTGGACCTCGACAGGGACCTCATAGCCACAGCTGCAGCGCAGGCCAGTGAAGATCGAGTAGCACTGCGGACATTCGCGTGGCTTTGACTCTTTCTTTTCTTTCTTGGTCTGCTTCTGCTCGTTGAACTTATCCTCACCGTCATCGAGTGACTCAGGGATGATGTACTCAGGCATGCCAAGGTTTGAGATGTTGCCGGCATGGTCTAGGTATAT